GATGACACGAATACTTACTTTTGGCGTGAACGTCAAATGATCCGTATTCCATTCAGTGGCGTTGCTGGTGGAGATGAACACAAACCCGTAACAGTAACGGTTCCATGTATGGAAATGTGGGGTGAAACTTGCCCAGTACATGCTGAAATTCGTCCTTGGTTCAAAGATCCAAGCATGGAAGATATGGCACGTAAGTATTGGAAAAAGCGTAGTTACTTGTTTCAAGGATTTGTAGTTGATAGTCCACTACAGGAAGACAGTGTTCCTGAAAATCCAATTCGTAGATTTATTATTAATCCAAGTATTTTTAATATTATCAAACAAGCGTTAATGGATCCGGACTTTCCAGAAATTCCAACAGACTTTGAGCAAGGTACTGACTTTAAACTTGCAAAAACGCAAAAAGGTCAGTATGCAGATTACTCAACATCAAACTGGGCTCGTAGAGAGCGTGGCTTGACAGAAGATGAGCGAAATGCAATTGCATCAAATGGGTTGCATAATCTGGATGATTATATGCCAAAGAAACCTACAGCAGAAGGCGTTAATGCTATCTTTGAAATGTTCGAAGCTAGTGTAGATGGCCAGTTGTATGATCCAGCTCGCTTTGGACAATTTTATCGTCCAGCAGGTGTAAACTTAGATAATATTTCAAGCGCACCAGCAGCTCCAGCGACACCTGCTCCTGTAGCAGAAACAGCACCTGCACCGGCACCGGCGCCACAGGCAGTTGCAGAGTCAGCACCAGCACCAGCAGCTCCAGCGGCTGATGCTAGCCAATCTAGTGCAGCAGATATTCTTGCCGCAATTAGAGCTCGCAAAAACTAAACCATAAGCTGACATTATAGTGGGGGATCAATTCCCCCACTGTTTATATTCTATAGGAGATTACTATGGCAAGACCATTTGACGTAAGCAAATTCCGTAAAAGTATTACTAAAGCGGTGCCCGGACTAAGTGTCGGGTTTAATGATCCAGATACATGGATCTCAACAGGTAACTATACCTTAAACAAACTAATCAGTGGAGACTTTAATAAAGGTATTCCACTAGGTAAAGTATCAGTATTGGCTGGTGAATCAGGCGCAGGTAAGTCATACATTGCGGCTGGTAATATTGTTAAGCAAGCGCAAGATCAAGACATTTTTGTTGTACTGATTGATACTGAAAATGCATTGGACGAAACTTGGTTGCATGCACTAGATGTAGACACCAGTCCTGAAAAATTGTTAAAACTTAACTTAGCAATGATTGACGATGTAGCCAAAGTTATGAGTGATTTCATGACAGACTACAAAAAAGAATGGGCAGACAAAGAAAAGGACGACCGTCCTAAAGTATTGTTTGTGATTGACTCATTGGGTATGATGTTGACACCAACTGATGTTAAACAGTTTGAAGCAGGTGATATGAAGGGTGACTTGGGCCGTAAGCCTAAAGCACTAACATCACTAGTTCGTAATACTGTTAACATGTTGGGTGAATACAACGTAGGACTAATGGCAACTAACCACACATACGCATCGCAGGATATGTTTGATCCAGATGATAAGATTAGTGGCGGGCAGGGCTTTATCTACGCAAGTAGTATTGTGGTTGCCATGCGCAAACTAAAACTTAAAGTAGATGCAGACGGCAACAAGACTTCACAAGTACATGGTATTAGAGCGGCGTGTAAGGTAATGAAAACACGTTATGCTAAACCGTTTGAAAGTGTACAAGTGGAAATTCCTTATGAAACAGGTATGAGTCCTTACAGTGGACTTGTAGAGTTCTTTGAAGCCAAAGATATTCTAAAGAAGAGCGGTAACAGTTTGGAATACACTAGCCACGTAACTGGTGAAGTAATTAAAATGTTCCGTAAACCTTGGAATGCTAATAAAGATGGCGCATTAGACCTTATTATGAGCGAATGGGATGACATTGCTGTTGATCAGTTAACTGAACAGACCATGGACGAAGATTCCGAAGAAGAACTAAATAGCCTTGATGAAAATTTATCCACTATTGAGGAATAATAATGAAACTATCAAGTAATGACGCAGTAAGTCTTGCAGAATTGTGGGACAGTATCAAAGCATATATTCCAGTTAAGGATAGAAGCACAGCGGCCCAGCATTTTTTAAGTGCGGTACAAGATAGTGCTTTGTGCGATCTAGAAGAACATGCAAACGAACTTCATGGAGTTTGTAGCATTCTAGATCGTGCCCTTAAGGAATATGATGTTGATGATGAATTAGAAGAATATGAAGAAGAATCTGAGTGGTAATTAGACAGTGAACTGGTTATCAAAGATACGAAAAGATATCAATCAAATAGTTTATGCGATTGACTACTATGAAAAAGAGCTGACTGATGCTAGGATTCAAACAGGACTTCGTGGCAGTGTTGAAAAGCATAGCCGCGATATGCCTGGAGTAGTTGAACAACGTTTTGGACAATTACAAGAAATCGAAAGTATCTTAGAGTTCTTAAACATAGAACTACGTAGAATGCGTAGTGAGAAATTCAGGAAGTTTCTGGAGCATTATAACAGACAACTTACTAGCCGTGATGCGGAAAAGTATGTTGATGGTGATCCAGATGTCGTGAATCAACAGCATCTTATTAATGAGTTTGCCCTGTTACGAAATAAGTATATAGGACTATCAAAAGCATTAGACGCCAAGCAGTTTCAGATCAATAATATTGTGAAGTTACGTGCAGCTGGACTTGAAGATGTGAGTTTATAGTGTAACAGAAGGTGTGATCAGGCCTTGTTGTATATAGCTAACACAGAGCGTGTTGCAAAGTCGTTAAAGATATCGTCTGCGAACATCCATTCTGTTACACAATTTACTTATCGTATGATTTAAAAATCATAAAAAAACCAATAAAAATTACAAGTACTTGAAAAGGCAGGATTTATTCTTGCCTTTTTTTTCTGTTTTTTGTTGACAACCAAGACGTCTTACTGTATATTAATGGTATAAGTTAAAAAAACAGGAGTTAGCAAATGGCATATGTTTCACAAAAAGACAAAGCAGAATTAGCACCAGGCATCAAAGCAGTGCTTAAAAAGTACAAAATGAAAGCCAGTATCGCTGTTCGTAACCATTCAACACTTTGCGTTAATATCAAAGAAGGCGCAATTGACTTTAGCGATAGTTTTACACATGGTGATGGTTATATTCAAGTTAATGAATATCATATCGACCGTCACTATGCAGGTAAAAAGCGTGAGTTTTTTAACGAACTACTAGCGGCAATGAAAGGCCCAAAGTACTTTAACGATGATGATGCAATGACTGACTACTTCAGTCGTTCACACTATACTGACATCAATGTTGGTAAATGGAATAAACCTTATAACTATACAGGAGTATAAAATGACAAAAATTAAATTTGATATTAACCAATTGGATGACATCATGATTGGTGATGTAGATATGAAAGACTATCCAGACTTTTGTGATGCGTATGTTGCATCAGCATCGTTTAAAGGTGTTGAATTAACTGATCAACAACTGGAAGAACTTAATATGTCAGATGAAACCCGTGAATGGGTTAATGCAAATGCATACGAAAGTTTATTTTAAAAATAAATTGAAATAAGGCTTGACAACCAAGACGTCTTACTGTATACTAGTGGTATATTAAATAAGAAAGGAGTTAGAAATGAGTGTAGAACTTAGAACTGTTGTTTCAGATTTAAATTATATTCGTGGCACGGCTACTCCACGCCAACGTTTAATTGACATGACTAACATGACAAAAATGCAAGCCAATGATGTCTTTGAGTTTATCAATTATAGTTTGGATCCAAAGATAATGAAAAAACAAGGCGAACGTTCACGCATAGAAGTAAAGCGTGAAACCGTTAAATTAGCTAGTGCAATCATCGCACTAGAACATATGGGGTTCATGACTCCATCCAATCTTTCAAATATATAGGAGTTACTTATGACTAATGAACTTCAGGTTGCAATGCTTGCACTTCGTAAAATTACCAATCAAGCAGATCTCAATGAGCTCGCCAAAGAGTGGAAACTTCAAATGAACTATATTGGTGCTAAAGCCAAGCGTGGTTTGAAAAAAGGTGATGTGGTTAATTGGGAATCACGTGGTATGGTACGTCAGGGTACTATTGTTAAAATGAATCAGAAGACTGTAGAAGTACAGGATGCAGGTGCGACACCATTTGGTCGCACTATTACACGTATTCCAGCCAGTATGATTACAGGAAAGGTAGCAGCATAATGTATAATATGGAAACTGCACTAGTTGACTATATCAACGCTCAACGCAAGGAAGCTCAAGAGTTTTCAAAGCAACCTGGGTGTTGGATGGGCATGATGCCTGCGGCAACTGAAACTGAGTATTGGAGTGATCGTGTTCCTTCAGGTACTCTTAAAGAATATAACCGTATTCAACTTGTAGAAGATGCGTACTATATTACTGCTGATTATGTCAGTAAAAGTTATGCCCGTTCTTTAGACTTTGCCAATTGGAAAGATAGTGCTATTGAACGGCACATCGAAAATATTTGTAGAGAAAAGGAAGCAGCATAATGTTAAAAGAAGGTGATTTTAGATTATATGTTAATAACATGTATCAGTCAGCAATGAACGAACGTTCACACTATAATCAGGAAACTTGTACTGTACAGGAATACTTTGATGAGAACAAGTTTTGGTTAAAAAAGATGTTCAAAGAAGACATAATTGTTGTTGACATCCAGGAATAAATTTCGTATACTATACAGATAAACAGGGCAAAAGGCAGACAAGATGAAAAAGAAATATGACATCATTGAAGTAATGACACTTGCTATTGCAGTTGATGAAAGTCAAGGGTTTATTAAAAGTGGATATGGTTATCATGATTATAAAAATGATACCAGGGTGTATGATAATAAGACTGCTATCAAGATGATCCTCCTGGAAAATCCAGACGCACCTGTTATTGAGATAACCCAAAAACATCGTGACGAAGCTTCAAAGCTCAAAGAATACTTTGACAGTGTTATTGTGATGAAGAAGCTCACAGGCAGTGTTAATGGATTTGAGGACACTGTGGGCCAATTACTTAACTATACGGAAGTAGACAACTATGGCGTTAGTGTAATTGCAAGTCTGCCCAACAGTTTGCGTATACAGAAACAACGTGACGAAATGGAAGAATTTTACGACCAAAAACGTCACACCAGTGAGTATGTTGGCAGTGTTGGCAAACGATTTAAGTTTAACCTACTAATTCAGGATATTAAATTTATTGCCAAATATAACATTCATTTGGTAACTGGTGTAGAAGGTGACGTAAACTTAGTTAAATTCTTCTGGAGCAAGGATCCAGACATCAGTAGTATCCTTGTTGGTAAAACTATGGACGTTACTGGATTTGTTAAAGAACAAAGCATCAGTAAATTCAGTAAATGTAAAGAAACTGTAATTAATCGTGTAAAAATTCAAGAAAGTGCTTGATAATTTATTATGATAAATCAAACATACTGTAGTAAAGCATGGACCGATGTTAATATTGATTTTAGCAAAAGAACAGTGAGACATTGCTGTAAGTCAGAATCTGAACAATTTCCAGCAACACCAATAATTGATTTTTTTAATAACAGCCCAGGAATAGTACAAAGAAGAAACGACCTGATCACGGGTATCCAAAACTCGCAGTGTAGTTTTTGTTGGGATAGTTATAAAACTACTGGTTCAGCATATAGAGATAGTGTTAATACAAATGAAATAAATCCGCCTATTAAGTATGTTGAAGTACTACTAGATAATATATGTGATATGGCATGCTTATATTGTAGTGCTGATTCCAGTCATAAAATTGCGCAAGAGCAAGGCTTGGCACAGAAAGTATCGACTCCTGATGAAAATGATTATGCTATATTTTTTGATTGGTTGGCAACTATTAATTCTGAATTAAGACTTAGTTTTTTAGGCGGTGAACCTACATACAGTAAGAATTTTTACAAGTTTATAAACATGATGTTGAATGATGATAGATTCAATCAAAAAGAAATTCGAATTATTATTATAACAAACGGTAACACATCAGTGACAATGATGGATAAATTTTTGAACTTGGTAGATAGTTTTCCACTTACATGGAAATTTATTATTACAGTTAGCAACGAAAGCACACATCATCAAAGTGAATTAGTGAGGCATGGATTAAAATGGGATACATTTGAAACTAACGTTAAACGATATCTATCTCATCCAAGGTTATTTCGTATCGCACTATGCCCTACGCTGTGTGTTCTTACATTAGATTATTTTGATGATTTTCTTACATGGTTTTTTGCGCTGGTCAGACAGTATAATAAAAAGGTTGTTATAACAGGAAATAGTGTAAACGACGGAATGTTGACTATTTCAAAAGCAGCACTGGATAATAAATCTGTTGTTGAAATATACAGAAATAATATATCACAAAACAGCGATTTGATAATAGATGTAGATTCTGTGTATAACTGGTTAGACCAAATATACACTGCTATCGGATCAGAAACTTTGGACACCAAAGCATTTAATGATTTTATAACTACCAAGGCACAACAAAAATCAGATCCACAGGTGTCACAATTTGTTTTAAAGTATTAGTAAAAAAATACACTATTATAATTAAAAACTCAAAGAAAAAGGTTGACAACAGCCACACTAGATGTTATCATGTATATATAAGTTAATGCAAAAGGAGTGAGAACCAATGCAAAAAGTACGTGTTTTAACCGGAGTATATGCCGGAGCAACAATCAAAGATACCGTTTTTAAACTTGAGAAGCCTTTTAAAGTAGGCCGTAATGGTGGATTTATCACAGTGTGTGGTAAAGATATTCCAGGAATGCCAGATCGTAGGATCCGTATTAAAGTGGAAAGCCCAAACAGTTTTGAAGATGTATTGGATGATGAAGCAGTTGGTGCGCCAACGCAAGATACAAAACCTACAGAAACTGATGAACAAGTTATTGAACGACTACGTGAGCGGTTCCAAATTTTAGAAGATATGACAGAAGCTTCTATTGATGGTGTTGTGCGTGGTATGGTTGTAACAGGACCTCCAGGCGTAGGTAAAAGTTTTGGAGTAGAGCAAGTGCTAGACTCAGCAAAAGTTGCATCAAAACTTACTAATGCACCAGAACGTTACGGCGTTGTTAAAGGTGCCAGCTCTGCTATTGGATTGTACAAGACATTGTACGAATACGCAGAAAAAGGTTCAGTACTGGTATTAGACGATTGTGATACCGTACTGTATGACGAAACAAGTTTGAATTTACTCAAAGCAGCACTTGACTCAGGTAAAAAACGTAAGCTGAGTTGGTTGGCTGACAGTGCATTGTTACGCCGTGAGGGAATTCCAGACACATTTGAATTTAAAGGAAGTGTTGTGTTTATTACAAACCTCAAGTTTGAAAAAGCTCGTGGTAAGATTGCAGACCATTTGGGTGCTATCATGTCACGTTGCCATTACTTGGACTTGACAATGGATACAATGCGTGAAAAGTTTTTGCGATGTAAACAAATCGTTGGAGACGGCATGCTAGATGAGTATGGCTTCAACCAAGAACAACAGGCAGAGTTGTTGGAATATGTTT